GCCCATAAGGTAGGTACTCTTGCAGTACAAAGTATTATTGATGCAGGTAAACATTTTAATCTTAGATGTCCGCTTGATGGAGAGTTTAAGATAGGGAGGAACTGGAGTGAAACACACTAATCAACAAAGTTTATTTCCTGACGACTACGAGGAACTGTTTTTTGAAGACGGTAAGATATGTATTAAGTGTGATAAGAAACTTCCTCTTACTGCATTTAGTCCTGCATCAGGAGGAAACTTTTTAAGACCTGAATGTAAATCTTGTAATAATCATCTCAGCAAAGCTAGAAAATTATTAAAAGAAAAATATGGAATGCCACAAGAAGATAACTATACTTGTCCAATATGTCTTGGAACAGCAGACAAAGTAAATGGATTAGGTGGTAAAAAATTAGGAGCTTGGGTTATCGATCATTGTCATGAGACAGAATCTTTTAGAGGTTGGTTATGTCATACTTGCAATAGATGTCTAGGTGGGTTCAAAGACAGCACTGATGTTTTACAAAGAGCTATACAATATTTAAAAAATCATGAAGAAAAAAACAAAAACACTTGACACTTTAGTCCAAGATATATATAATAAGATTGGTGTACTTGGTAAAGGTGAACACATTGACCTAGACAAAGACACTATTGAACAGTTTGGAGAATCCATGAAAGAGATTCTTTATAACTGGTCACATCCTGAACCACGTGGTAACGAGAAACTACGCATGTCTAACATAGGTAGAAAGTCTCGCCAATTGTGGTTCGATATAAGAGCAGAGGATACTCAATCAGAGAACATACCTGCTCATGTCTTTATCAAATTTCTCTACGGGCACTTGCTCGAGGAGATTGTTTTGTTTCTGATAAGACTGTCCGGTCATTCAGTAACTAACGAACAGAAAGAAGTAACAGTTAATGGCATCAAGGGTCACATGGACTGTGTGATTGATGGCGAAGTTGTTGATATTAAAACTGCATCGAGCTATGCTTTCAAGAAATTTAAAGATGGCACACTTGCAGAACAAGATACGTTTGGCTATCTTGCTCAGTTAGCAGGATACGAAGCAGCAGAGGGCACAAACAACGGTGGATTCTTAGCACTTAACAAAGAGTCAGGTGAGCTAACTCTGTATCGTCCTGATGCATTTGATAAGCCAAATATTAAAAAAAGAATTACTGATATTAAAAAACAAGTTAAACTTGCAACTCCACCTGAATTGTGTTATAATCCTATACCCGAAGGTAAAGCAGGTAACATGAAGTTACCACGTGAATGTACTTATTGTAGACACAAGTTTGAATGCCACAAAGATTCAAACGATGGTCAAGGTTTACGAGTATTTAAATACTCAGATGGTTTAAGATATTTTACACAAACACCAAACGTTCCTAAAGTTATAGAGGTTACAGATGAATGGACAAAAAGCTAAGAAGCTAAGAAGAATAGGCGAACAACGTTTAATAGATTGGTTAAGGACTATGGTTCCTGAAGGAGAAGATACTTCTAAGATTAATAAAAATAATCTACATGAATTTCTACCAACACAAACACATATATTTGCAAATGGTAAATTTATGATTAGTGCTTATACGTTACGTTGGTTCTACAAACAGGTAAAAAAGAATCCTAACTTTAAAGTATAATGCCAAAAAGAATACCACGCAAGGTTAGACCCAAAGATTTAAAAGCTCCGAAAGGTTACGACAGTGTTTGGGAATATAATTTACATCAAGACTTTCTTAAAGATTGGAAACATCATTGGGATACGATTGAGTATGTTGTTAAACATAAATACGAAGCAGACTTTGTAAAAGAGTTTAACGATAAAATTATTTTACTAGAAGCCAAAGGTAGGTTTTGGGATTATGCAGAGTATAGTAAGTACATACATATTAGAAACGCATTACCTGACAACTATGAGTTAGTGTTTGTTTTTCAAAAACCTTACTCGCCTATGCCGGGTGCTAAAGTAAGACAAGATAAAACAAAAAGAACACATGCTGAATGGGCTGAGACAAATGGTTTCAGGTGGTTCAGTGAAGAAACATTACCGGAGGAATGGAAGAGTGGTAAACAAAATTAATTATAAATTTGATGAAGATAATTTAATCAAAGAGATACAACAATATATTGATGAAACTTATAGCCAACACTATGCATCAGATAAATACCAAGCAACAGATGTTATCATTGATTCTGGTCATGGAGAAGGCTTCTGCATTGGAAACATTATGAAGTATGCTAAACGTTATGGAAACAAAGAAGGAAAGAACAGAAAAGACTTGATGAAAATATTACACTATGCTATAATCATGCTTTACGTTCACGACACGGAGAACAATTAATGGAAGACAAAGTAGGACCTAAAGAATATTTAGGAATTAAAATTAATTACGATAAAGAAAAACAACTGGACAAGTTTAGTCTTGACACATTGAAAGATAGATATTTTGACAAAGGAGAAACCCATGCCCAAGAAGCATTCGCAAGAGCCTCCATCTTCGGAGCAACCTACAAAGGACTCACTGATTTTAAACTTGCTCAGAGACTTTATGAGTATAGCTCCAATTGTTGGTTTATGTTCAGCACTCCTATTCTTAGTAACGGAGGCACCAGTCGTGGGCTTCCTATCAGCTGCTTTCTTAATTATGTACCTGACAGTCGTCATGGCTTATCTGCTCACTATGATGAGAATATATGGTTGGCAAGTTCAGGTGGAGGTATTGGTGGGTACTGGGGAGATGTTCGTAGTAACGGTGTATCTACTACTCACGGTAGTAAATCTACTGGCTCTATCCCCTTTATGCACGTTGTAGATTCTCAGATGATTGCCTTTAATCAAGGCACAACAAGACGTGGTTCTTATGCAGCTTACATGGATGTATGGCATCCGGAGATAGAAGAGTTTATTAACATGCGAAAAGAATCCGGTGGGGATATTCATAGAAAGAATCTTAATCTTCATAACGCTGTAAACATTAACAATGAATTTTTAAAAGCTGTAAAAGACGATGCAGACTGGAGATTGGTTGACCCTAAATCTAATACCGCTGTTAAAGTTATCAATGCTAGAGATTTATGGTTTCAAATTATTCAAGCAAGAGCAGAGACTGGAGAGCCTTATATTGTTAATCTTGATATTTGTAACAAAGCTTTACCACAAAAACAAAAAGACTTAGGATTAGAAATTAAACAAAGTAATTTATGTTCTGAGATTACACTACCTACGAATGAAGAGAGAACAGCAGTGTGTTGTTTGTCAAGTGTAAACTTAGAACACTTTGACAAGTGGTCAAAGAACGAACAGTTTATAGATGATTTAATAACCATGTTGGACAATGTGCTAGAACACTTTATTGATAATGCCATTGATACCACACAGCTAGGAGAATACAATGCAAACTTCAAAAGATTTATCAAGCATATCAAAGAAGGTAAAGAAGGCTTTACAAAAGCTGCTTACTCTGCTTACCGAGAAAGGTCGGTTGGTCTTGGAGCAATGGGATTCCACGCCTATCTACAGAAACATAATATCCCTTTTGAAGGTATCTTCGCTACGGGATTCAACCACCAAGCTTTTTCACATATTAAAGACAGAGCCATATCAGCTTCTCGTAGACTCGCTGAAGAACGTGGTGAGGCTCCTGACATTAGTGGTACTGGTCTTCGCAATGCTCACCTTTTGGCTGTGGCTCCTAACGCTTCTAGTAGTATCATTTGCGGTGGCACATCTCCTTCGATTGAGCCATACCGTGCTAACGTTTATACGCACAAGACTCTTTCAGGGTCATTCCAAGTCAAGAATAGATACTTAGAAAAGCTTCTTAAATCTAAAGGTTTAAAAGCTGACGAGCTTACCAAGCTTTGGAAAGACATTGCAGGTATGGATGGCTCTGTTCAGCATCTAGATATTCTTACTGATGATGAGAAAGAAGTATTTAAAACTGCTAATGAAATAAATCAGATATGGATTGTTGAACATGCCTATAAGAGACAAGACTTTATATGTCAATCACAATCCGTTAATTTATTCTTCACACTTCCTAAAGCTACAGAGCCACAAGAAGTGCATGATGAGTATATGCAGTATGTTAATGATGTTCATTGGTATGGTGCAAACAAACTAAAGTCTTTGTATTACTTTAGGTCTAACGCTGCACGTAATGCAGAGAATGTTAATATAAAAGTTCCACGTATCAAACTTGATGAAGTGGAATGTATTGCATGTGAGGGATAGTATGTACTTACAACAACCAAACAATCCCAAGCCTGAAATGTTTAAGAACGTTCATAACTTTCTGAGCCAATCA